TGCCGACAAGCGGCTGGCGGCACTTGAAAAGGAATCAGATGATCGACTGCGAGAAATCAACAAGCGATACAAAGCAGAAGCAAGGCTGATAAATGACAAGTTTGATGATCAATCAACACAAGAAGCCAATGCGGCAAAAGACAGACAGCAGCAGGAGGAACGCGCAATCAAGCTTCAGTTTGATGCGCGTGCCAAAGCAATCAGAGATGACAAGAACCTGACTGACCAGCAGAAGGAAGCAAAGCTGCAAGCATTGCGCGACGAAGAAGACAGTGTGCTCAAAACGCTGGACCGTGGCTACCAGCAGCAGCAGACGCAACGCACGCGGCAGTTTCGTGATGCACAGCAGCAACAGGAAGATGCGCTTGAAGAGCGCAAGCGTGCCGAAGAAGAACAGATCAAGACCCGGATCAATACAGAGAAGAACCTGACCGAAAAGCACGCTGATGGCCAGGTGAAGCTGATCAGGCAATCAAGCAAAGAGCAGATCGAGTCCTTGAAGGAATTGGCCGAAGGTCCGAAAGGTGTAGCCGCAGCATTACAAGAGCTTGGCATCAGCTCAGTGGATGCTGCGGGCAAGCTAAGAGATCCAAGCGATGTGATGAAAGACATTGCCGACAAGCTGAGCGCAATGCCAGATGGAGCAGAAAAGACCGATTTGGCATTTCGGCTAATGAAAAAATCAGGCGGCGAAATGATACCCGTATTAAATGACGGCAGGCAGTCTATTGAGAAGTTTATCCCTACGATAACAACAAAGTTTGCCAGGCTTGCCGATCAGTTCAACGATAAAACAGTCGAGCTGATGGCCAACATGATGCAAATCAGCGTGGAGCTTGGCACTGCATTGATGCCAGTGCTCAGCACGATCACTGATCTGGTCATCGGGCTGGCCACTGGTTTCAGCAGCCTGCCGGATTGGATGCAAGGCACCATCGGAGCCGTTGGCGGCCTGGTGATTGCGCTCGGGCCGCTGGTGCAGATCCTTAGTGGTGCAATGGTCGTTATCAAAGGGATTGCAGCGTTGCAGCTTGGGGCCACCATCGCCAGCTGGGCATCTGCCCTTGGCCCCGCGATGGGCGTCATCAGCGCTGCATTCTCAGGCTTGCTGGCCTTCTTGAGCGGCACCGTGCTGCCAGCGCTGCTGGCGTTCTTCTCTGGCCCTGTCGGTTGGACGGTGCTGGCCGTGGCGGCGGTGGTGGCGATGGCCATTGCATTCCGCAAGCCACTGGGTCAGTTCATTACCTGGCTTGGCAGTGTGTTCAAAAAAGGATGGGATGGCTTTGTGAAGAACATCCTGGAGAAGCCAGTCAAGGCGTATTTCAAGTGGTGGCGCAGCAACTGGGAATCAGCGGTAAAGTTCGTGACTGGATTGTTCTCAGGTATTGGCAAAGCATTGAAGGCGCCATTGGATGGCATCGTCAGTATTCTCAGGAATACACTGCGGCTGGCCTTCCGAAATCTCGAGAACGCATTCAATGCTTTTGTTCTTCGGTATAACAACCTCGTCGCCAATCTGAAAAAGTCACCATTCGGTGGGATTCTTGGCCTGATTCCTACTATTCCATTGCTGAACATTCCCAAGTTTGCTCAGGGTGGCATCGTCACACGTCCGACCGTGGCAATGGTGGGTGAGGGCGGCGAATCTGAATACATCATCCCAGAGTCCAAGATGGACAAAGCGCTTGACCGCTTCATGGTCAAAGCGCAAGGCATCACAGCCGGCACGCGCGACATCAGAATCAACGTGACCACCGGGCCGGTTGTTCAGTTCGGCGGTGAGCAGTACGTCACCATCAGCGACATGCAGGCCGCCATGCAGGCCACCGCCAGGAGCGTGCTAAGCAGCCTGCGCAATCCATCAACGCGCATCTCAGTGGGGCTGGCCTGATGGCACGCGCGCAATCCCAGTACCTTCGGATCTACACAGCCGCTGGTGTCACCATCCAGCGCTGGCAGAGCTACTACAGTAAGCCGGTGAACTGGGCTGGCGGGTTGTGGGTAAACGTACCGTTTGCAGCGAGCGGCTTCTCTGAAGGTCTGACCAGCAGCGAAACAGATATTTCGGTCACAGCACCAGCCAGTGGATTGGTAGTGAATGCCTTTGAGCTGGCAATTACCAATTCGCATCTGGTGGATTTAACCATTTATCAGTTTGACACATTGGACGGCAATGATTTGCCGCAAGAGCAGCAGCAGTTGTTGCTGAGCTACACCGGGCAAGTCCTGGGCGGCGGCGGATCTCTCACCAGCCTGCAGATGGACCTCGGCACACCGGTGCCAACCATCGGCGCGCAGGTGCCACCTCGCACGCTGACCAGCGCCATCATGGGAACAGGATGCCGGCTGTGATGGATAACACAGCAAACCAACCGCAGTTGACTTTTGCGGCAACGCTGCCATCTGTGCAGACCGTTGTCACGCCACCACCTGCTACGCCAACTTCACCACCGGCGCCAGTGCAGCGACCGATGGATGTTGCGCAACAGGCAGCGACAATCGGCGCGTCTGTTCCGATCGTGTTCTGCCGTCAAATAGCGGGCCGTGGTGGCGTCATGATTAGTCCACCGGCCAGTGAGGCACGCTTCGAGAATAATCTCACCAATCAAGTCACGGCGTACTATTTGCTGGTGGTATCAGAGGGCTTTGTTGATCCGATTGCCGTAAAAGATGTTTTCAGTGGGGCATGTCGTCACGGGTCTCACACGCAAACGTTTGATCGCCGTGCGGGCACCTGGATCCCAGAGAACGCCATCGTGCTACGCAGCGGGTACACACTGCCGGAATGCCCGCAGTCATGTGGATCAATAGGCAGCTACCCAAACATCACGACGGTCAGTTTCAGTCGGCAGGTAGCAAATGGCTCAACGTTATGGAATCGTCAGGTATGGCTGTTTATTCGCGGCGGCATTAACGTTGCTCGACTCGCAGATAGTAGCTATGGCGCAAGTAACAATTTTGCAGACCTCTGCAACTATCTGCTGAGCAACATCGGCAAGCTAAGCAGCAGCATGATTGACACGAACAGCTTGACGTTGTGCGCCAAGTTTATTGATGCCAATGGTTTGTCGTGCGACACCATTCTGACACAACAACAAAACTATGAAGAGCTGATTGCAAAGTGGTCGCCGTTCTTTTTTGTTCGCCCAAGTCGTATCAATGGCAAACGCGGATTGCGGCCATTGCTGCCGATTACACCACTTGGCATTATCAACACTACAAACAATGTCGCTGTTTACCAGTTCGACGAAGACACCATCCTTCCTGATACTTTCAACCTGACGTATGCGGAGCTTACGCAGCGGCAGCCATTTGTTGTGAGTGTGGTGTGGCGGCAGCAAGCGGAGGATGACATTGGCATTAGCCGCACGGTAGATGTGCGATACAGCGATACTGATCCATCAACAGCTGCTAGCGAAACGCACGACATCAGCGAGTTCTGCACTAATGGTCAACATGCTGCAATGGTCGGTGCACACATCCTTGCCAGCAGGGTTGGCATCACTCATTCAATCACTTTCCAAGCGCGGCCACAGGCGCACAACGTGCAGGTTGAACTCGGCAGCATTGTGCGCGTTAAATTGCGGCGCACATCAACTGGTCAGACTGAAGCGGTGCATGATTTTCTGTATGAAGTGACCAGCAAGAACAAAAGCATTGAGGGTGTTGTGAGCTATGAGTGCATTCATCACCCAGTGGATCAACAGGGTCGCAGCATCGTGGCTTTAGCGGTGGCCAGCGTGGTATATGACGGCGGGCTGGTCAATACAACCAAGACCGGGCCGAGCTGTGACGAAAGCCCTGGTCGTGCCACTGATGACTCGGTTCCAGCTGAGACATTTGTGCAGGTTGGCAACGAAGAGACACCGCCGACCGAAGACCAGCTAGATGCAATCGTGCCAAGCACTGCAATCTTGCTCGGTAACCTGCCAATACAAGGTACGGCAAGCGGTACGGTGACCAATCCTGATGATGGACTGGACGCATCATGACCAGTTATCCCGCATTGATTCCAAGCTCCCGCGAGTTCAATCCTGGAACTTACCCCAATACGCTTTATCGTGCGATCGGTGGTGACGAAAACACGGTGCGCCATGGCAATGTTATGGTTGGCTCGACACTAACGCTGTCTTATATCGGCATTTCTGAAGCCGAGATGCTGTCGTTTCTATTGCATTACAACCTGCAGCGCGGCAGTTATGGCACGTTCGGCTTGCCTGCTCTTGTTTTTAGCGGCACAAGCCGAGCAGAAGATTACACTTTAAGCAGTTATATCTGGAGCTATGCCAACCCACCTGAGGTAGAAGATTGGCCGTGCGGCGGTCATGTCGTGAGTGTAACGCTGGAATCAGCAGTGGCACCAACGGCGGACTTAATCACGCTCAACGCCACAATCACCGTTGACGTAGGTGGCGGTCAAGCTGCTGCATCAAATGGCACAACGCAAACGTTGGCACTGTCGTTGACGCCAGGCGAACCCGGCGCGTTTGTTGATGTTCCATCTGTGATCATGACAGTGGCTGTTGATGTGCGACCCAACCTTGCAAACATTATTGCCTAGCCATGCCGGTAACACTAACTACAAATTTCAAACCATTAGGCAGCTCTGGTTTTGAGGCTGGTGCAACGTCAGGAATTGTAGGACCTTTTGGCGAGCTGAGGCTTGTATTGACCGACAGTAGCAACGTTGAATTAGCAACTGGCAACGGATATACGGCTGGTGGCAAAAGTCTCC